CGGTTCTAAAGTTTGTAAACATTCCGATCTCTCTGGTTAGTCGGTCTTCAAATAAAGCTCCTCTGTGAGTAATGTAAGCAGGAATCTTTTCTCCATCTATTGCCTTTAAGATTGTGTCGAGACTATCGTCATCAACGAACAATTCGTGGCCTAATGCCTCGCCTACACTTATAAGAGAAACTCCGAACATCTGACCTGACTCTTTGTCAATTTTAGATTCGGAAATGTTTAACGCTGAAAATCCGTATTGTTTAGAACTCATTTTACTATTCGCTTTTTTGTCAATTTGTTTAAGTTTTCTACTCGCCCACTCGACTCCTGAAGTTCCTCCCCAGCCTAACCAAGCAACATATCCATTATCTTTCCAAGGAGTTGCCTTATACTTGGGATCAATATCAGCATTCTTTTGATGTCTCTTAAATGAAGCCATCCGAGCGATTGTTTCTCTTGAAATTCTTTCTTTCTTAGCTAATTGATTAGCTCTTCTCCAGCCAACTGGAGTCATTCCTTTTACTTCGTCTCCGTGTTCTTCTTTCCATCGCAGCACTTTCTTTGCATTATTTGAAGCCGATTCAGGATAGTCATTATAGGTTTCAGCCAGAGCATCTGAATTGGCTTTCCAAGCTTTGCACCAGTATTGTGGCCGAACAGGAGCTTTAAATTTAGTACAATAAAAACGATGGTCATTGTGATCTTCTTCATAAAAATTGCAATTAATGCAGGCTTGTCCTTTTGTTTCTCCATCTTTTCTACTTTTTCTATAAGCCGCAGGAAGCTCGGAAGGTATAATCTCTCCGTCTTCATATCTTCTGTGTTCATCTAAACTTGCTTTATCTTTATCTATACTCTTCCTGACAGGATGATCCTTAGGCAATAAATCAGTATCGTGCTTTCCGCCTCTGTAACGAAGGTTTCTCAAAGCATAAAGAAAAGAATTAACCCGAGCGTTTGCCCATTGCTCTGGAGACCTAACTGAAGGTCTAACAGAACTCGGATTTGTTCTATAAGCTCCGATTCCACGATTGTAAACAATCTTGAGCTTTCTTAAAGTCGTTTGCTTCTTCGGGTCTTTTCCAACTTTTTCCTTATGGTCATCTAATTTTTTCTGTAACCCTTTTTCAACCCTGTCGCTAACAGTAGCGTTTGAATGTTTGTCTAATTTATTTTCTCTCCTATAAATATCAATACAAACCGCAACCCTTTGTTTTTCTTTAGGAAAATCCTTAATTGATTCATCGTCTCTCATACAACGATCAATAAACTCAGGTTGTTTTTCGTTATTTGTCGGTTTAGGAAGAGGCATCTTCTATGATTTCCGAGTAGTTTCCAGAGATTGATGTCGGGAATGGATTTATTAAGTCTTTCCAATCTAATCCACTTTGTTCAGCAATTCGTTTCGCTTTAGTTATATTCTGAGCTTTGCGAATCATAACATCTTCAGCAGTATAACCAAAAGGAGCAGTAATATCATCTAAGCTCATTGCACCGACTCGGAAATAATCTAAGTCAGCTTTTACCTGTGCTGCTCGGTTGATCCAACGAAATGCGGGTCTTTGCCATCTAACTTTGAAAGGATTGTCCACTCCTGAAGGAATTGAAATTTCATTGTCGGCTATTTTTTGAGTTAGCCATCTTCTGTAAAGTGTTTGCATCGCTCTAATCAAATCAGTTTGATAACTCTCAACAGTTTGCTGATACTGGAGAACGACTCCCTGAGATGCTGAGAAAGAACTTCCTCCGATCTCCATTAATAAAAATTCTAAAGGAATCCCAACTGCACTTCCTACTTTTCTAAGTAAATAAGAGACCCATTCAACTCCATCGACATTAGGACGGCCATTTGAACTTATAACGCTGACATCTTCGTCAGGCTCTAAATAATGGAATCTTCCAGTCTCGAAAGTCTCTAGTCCTCCGATTTCATCTTGCTCGGAAGCATCTAATCTATTTTGTAATTCAAATTCATAAGAATTTTGTCTCTTAACTGCAACTGACAATGAAGCAGCAACTTTGGCTGAGATCATTTCAATTCTGTCGTATTCATCGCAATCCTGAAGAGTGTTTAGGATTGTTGCTAGTTCAGGGATGCCTCGGTACTGGACAGGACGAATCTTTCTAAAGAAAGGAATAAAGTCATTAGCTGAAATCAACCTGTAATCTCTTAAACTTCCGTTTACTCGATTTCCGATAGAATAGTTTATAGGCTTACCAACTTCATTGATCTCAACTCCATTTTGAAAGTTATCTTTTTCTGACCCAGTTGCTTGACCTTTTGGATTCCCAATTCGAGACCCGTCAATAAATTGAACCTTTCCATCTAACACAACTAAGCCACAATCGCCATAAAACAACAAAGAATCAACCATCTGCTGCTGAATCTCCCTCATATCAAATTGACCTGTTACATCAGGGTCGTGACTAAACTCAGCCCATTCCTCTTCGATCTTTGAATCCAAAGCTTCGTCTCCTGTGTTTGACTGAGGAATAATTCCTCTCCCAACAATGTCCGCTTTTCTTAATCGGGACATCGATGCTATTACAGGATTGTTTCTTCTAAATTCTAAAGCGGCAGAGATTAGCTTATCTCTATCGTAATTGCTTAATTCTATCTCTTCTGATCGGATTGCATCATAACCTCTTCTCGCTCGGTAGCGAGTGTTTTTAATTGCATCATATCCTCTGAATGCTTTCAGGAATTGCTTTGCCGCAAATCCTATTCTTGAAGGTTTCTTTTTCTTAGCCATCGAAGTTCTTTAATGTTATTCTATTTCTGCCTCTTCCTCCCAGAGTGCTATCTTTTAAGGAGATTAGTCTATCTAATCTCTCAATTTCGTCTAAAATGCTTCCTGTATCCTTTAAAGTAAAGGTTTGGTCTCCTATTGAATAACTTGTAACTCCTTCTTCTGCTAACTTAGAATAAGCCGTTAGGAGTTTGTCTCTAATTGAAACAAGTGTTGCTAGTGGAGTTGTCGATGCCATCTAAAAAAGTAAGTTTGTCAATTTATATAAAAAAAGTCTCTCTGGAACTACCTAAACCAAAGAGACTTTTCTTTTAACCTTATAACGACTGACTACGATATGAGTTGCTATATATTATGTTTCACGAAAAAAGTAGATAATAAACATAATAAAAGCCTAGAATAGCCTTCTGTCAAATTTGTCTTACCACCAAGACTCAGAAGCTTGTTGGGTTCTTGGTCTTTTTGGCTTTCTTTGCTTTTCTTCTGTCATCGGGGTAGAATTAACTCTGTCAACTCTAGCAATTCCGATAAACTTACTTAACGCTCTTGCCATACATTCGCAGTCAAAGTAGTGGTCTCCTCGGCTTCTCTTCATCTTTCTGACTGTCTTTATATGACCACTCCTATCGGTTTCCTTTGCCCAATAGACTGCAAAAAGTTGATCATAATACTCTTTCGGAGTATCAGCGAAAGTGAAGAACCCTGACATCTGTTGAGACCTGAGTTTTGCAATCTCAGCCTCCCAAATATTCTTATCAATATGTAAATAAAGGAACTTTCCTCTACCCGCTCTTCCTTTGTTGTCTCCTGTAAACGGGTCTTTTTGCTGCAAACGATAAGGTTCGGCCATAGTTTTCCAACCTCTCGATCCGAACCAATGGGTTCTTCTCTTGAAAACTTCTTCATAAACCTCCTGAGTTCTATCTCCAGCACAGTCAATGATTGCCTTATGACATTTGTTGTCCTCAAATATCTTATCCAAGTCAACAAATGAAGCCACGCTGCCGAAATCAATAAGGTAGCTTTCGCCACTAGATTCAAAACCTCTGACAACAAATCTAAAGTGATCTGTCTGGGTATCAACTGCAAGGATTCGATAATCTCCCTTCAGGTCTCCTCTTTCGTAATTGGATTCTAAAACATTTGCTTCGTTCTCATCCTGATTAACCCAGTCTTCTTTCCAAGCCTCTGCCAAGTTACCCTGAACAAATTTCTTGAGGCCGTAAATACTTGAACTAACTTGCAACCAGTTGACTATCAAGTCAGCGAAAGTCATTGAAGGAGAGTAAAGAGAACTCAAATGATAACTTCTATGTCCTGAAGGAGCATTGGGATTCATCTCTCTCCATTCTCCTTCTCTTAGCATAGTTGGCTTATGAGCATCAAGAATCTTACAATCACAGTTCTGGCAACGATAGTGAGCCGAAGCAGCAACTTTTATAAAGTCATAAGAACCATCGTCCATCTTTGAGTCTTCATCGAATCCGATTCCATATCGCATCTTTCCTTCTTTGTCCTTTTGTCTCCATTGGAAATCGATCATCTCATTACATTCAGGACAAGGCATAAAATACTTCCTTTGGTCTCCATAAATGTATTCTTCCCAGATACCTCCCTTTTCATCTTTGGGAGTCGATGTTTGAATAATCTTATATTCTCGCCTTCCTTTGATTCGCTCTAGAGCTGCGAGTCTTATGTCGGGATCAATTTCATCAATTTCATCTAATACTAAGTAAGCGACAGGAGCAGATTTAACATTATTCTCACTCCCCGCTCCTGCAAAAGTCAGAACACAGTTCAGGAACTCTTGTCTCATATTGGTAATCTTATCAGTATCAATCTTCCCTGAAGCTGCTGAAATAGGACATTGTTCTCTCAAAGGCCTACAATCTTCGACAAATGGAAGCCATCTTCCTTTTGAAAAGTTCCGAGCATTCTCGGCCGAAGGCATAATCCAAAGAGTATCTTTTGGAAACTCGGACAATAGGTAAGCAACTCCTGCATACATTGTCGTTGTCTTTGAACTTTGCGATCCCCAGCAGAGAGTTACTTTATTGACCATCGGGTCAACCAGAGCATTCAGAGGTTCTTTAGCGTAAGGAAATATTTTTAACGCTCCTGACAGTTCTGAGATGTTAGCTCTCAGGACACAGTTGTCATAAGCCCACTCAACTGGAGAAGTGAGTTTTCTAGGAGCGAACAGTCTCGCTAACTCATTTGACAACGAAGCCATTTTTTAAAGCAAATTTCTTTGCATAAGTCTCTAAGTCTCTTTTTGCAGCGTTTTCAAAAGCTTTTGTGTTACCATTTACCGCTCTTTGGAAAGCAAAGATTCCTCCTGAGTTTTTATTCAATGCACTTTGAGCGTGTGATGAAATTGTTATTTCATAATCTGTTCCTGAAGATTTACTCTGGAAACCATTTACTGCCCTACCTAATTCAGGATCAGTAATCGCTTTCATTGCTTTGCCTAGCCCTCTTGTGTTAGCCATTGGGATTCTAAGCTTCTTTAATATTTCAAGAAAGGATTTTTTGCCAGCGTGTATTCGAGCCTTTTTATATTTTAATTGTTGTGCCTTTGTTGTTTTTGCCTCCTTGATTGATTTATTTATTCTCGATCTTAGATTAGATGAGATAGTCGCTGGCTTACCCGCTTGCTTTCCTGTTCTTATTACTGATTTTCCAACATTTTTTAATTTTCCATCTCCATTGACTTTAATCCATCTGTCTTTCTGCCACCCAGCTTTATTGTACCAAACTCGCCCATCCCTTGCTACTGCAATTAAATCTCCATCTTTTGTCTTGTAAGGTTTTCGCAGCATCCGATTAACATCTTCTGTAATCTTCTTAGCCGAAGAGCCTTTTGTTAATTGTGCTGATCTTGTCAGGATTGAAGATGTAACTCCTCTAACAACATCTTTATAAGAAGCTCCTGTCTTCTTCTTGAGCTTTCGGATCATATCCTCGAACCCTGAAGCATCAATTTTCGCATAGCTTGTCATTTATAAAAGATTGAAATGTAAAGCGTCCTTCTCATAAACATAACCGACTGTTTTGTTTATGATAGTCCTATTATTAAACTCAGTTGTTTTAGGCATAGCTCTCTCTTCCCACTCAAAGTCGTGCTTTTTAGCATCCATCTTACTGATATTCCAAGCCCAACAATCGCCTCCAAATTCAACAATATATATAAACTCTCTTCCAGACTCTTTAGCTTTAGGAAGATTAGAGTTATATTTTGAATGCTCAAATAGCCAAGAATCATATCTCTTATCTCGGCATTTGATTTCAATAATATAGTTATTGTTCTCGCAATCAAAGGTCTCAGTCTTATGAGTGTCTTTGAGTTTTCCCATTTTAGGAAACGCTTTTCCCAGAGACTTGATGACTTTGTTTTCTTTACGCTTTGCCACTATTATCCTTCATTATCTTCTCAATCTCAGCGAAGACTCTATCGTCTAGGCCATTGCGAATCGCAAGTTCTGCAATGTTTGGATTTGATGGGTTTGCTTGAGATGCTATTTGCCTCGGTAAGGCATCAAGCAATCTTCTGAGAGGAGTTAGTAGTTTTATGAGTTGTTCGGTAGCTTCCGATTCAGGAATTAAATTATCTCTTTTCTGTTGTAGCTCGATCTCTCGAATCTGAGCCATAGCATTCTCTCGCCTTTCCTGTGCAGCGATCAGCTTTGCTTTCAAGTCGTGTATATCGGCAGCAGTATATTCTTTCCCATCGATTGCGACTCTGCCTGATCCCTTGCCTCCAAGTTCTCGCTCTTGAAGCCACAGTTTCCAATCCTCGATCTTTTTAGAATCCTTTGGACAGTCAGGTTGACTTGAACGCCACTTGGACATCGTAACTGGCGTAACGCCTAGTTTTGAAGCTATCTGAGACCAAGTTGGTTCTTTCATTTTATATTGTTAAATTTATTCTAAAAGGTTTTGCGACAGAAAGTCTCAAAAATGCAGAGGCTCGCTTGTGCCTAGAT